GGAGGGACGGTCGCAGCTGCAGTTGTACAGGACGTGCCTGATCGCCTTTTCGTCGCCCTGGAACTCGAACAGGAGCGCGAAACGCGGCGCCTCTTCACTGGAAGCCACCTCGGCCAGTACCCCGTTCGAATCCTTGATTTCCTTGAGGATGTTGATCCTGAACCACTCGGGGATCAGTGCCAGCTCCAGATCGCCGGAGTAACCGTTGTTGCCAGGGGATTTATAGTAGACGATGTCATCCGCGTAAAACGCGCTGGATTCGCCTTCCGCATCCAGCGACATGCTCACAGCTCCAGGGACGGCCTGAGGAGTGCCGTAAGTGTATGCGCCCCCTTCCCCCTGTGTCTGGAGGGCTACATGGACATTCTTGAGGCCATATTTGATTTTGTTAGGCATATATAATCCTCGCTTGATAAAGTACTTCGTACATTTTTTCTGACTCGATCCACACTTCTGATTTGTTGTAGAACAAGTCATGGTTGCTTAATACCGCTTCCACATCCGCTTCAATCTCCGGGTCTTTCCGATCTGTGTAGAGCTCGATGTTCAGGACGTCTATCTTCTGGTAGACCCTGTTGTCAGCCCCGAAGTTATTGGATTCCGGAAACAAAAAAACGAGGAAGGGTGGGTCTGGCGACTCCCCTTCCGCGAAATGATGGTATGCGCTGGGCAGGCCCGTCTCGTCGAGCATTCCCAATACGTCCTGATAGGTCATTTTTTCAAAGCCCTATCAATTTCGCTCATCAGCTGCTTTTCGCCTGCCTGCTCCGCCGGCGCTATATGAGGCCGGGCCGCTGTGCGTCCTCCGCCTCTTTTCGCGTGACCATATTCCAGCAGGTGTGGAAGGCCTGGCATCCTGGAGTAGACTGTGACCTCTACGGATGTGGCGGTCTCCCCTGACGTTTTCGTCGACCAGCTTTTGGCGTATTTGCCTCTGTCAGATGGAGCTCCCTGGGAGATTTCCCTCCTGACAAGGTTCCCGGCTTTCCGGACCGCTTTTTTTACATCTGTCGTAGCCGCTTCTGAATACTCCGTCAGGGCTTTCATGACAGCGTCTGCCATTCCGTCGATTGAGACCTTGTTGGACATCTTGTCACCTCTCGTTCCGTTCGCAGTGAAAGCGCAGGCTGTTCTTTTTAAAGGCGTTCGGGTTGATGGCAAGGATGTTGTAGATCTTACCGCCAAAAGCAACGCGGAATCCGGTCGTGGTGACTGCTGCCAGCTCAGAGCAGTAGCGGCAAGTGAAGTCCATGCTCTCCTGTGTCACTGTCTGCCCGGCTTCGTTCGCCTCATCGCCGGAAGAATAGCTTGCTGTCGCCCAGCATTCGAAATAGTCTTCCCACGTATTGATGTGGTTCCGATATTCATCGGTGCCGGCCGTCTGCTTTTGGAACAGGATCCGGATCCTCATAGCTCCAATATCCATCAGAACCTCGCCTCCCTTACACCAAAAAGCATAGACCTGAGCTGGAGCATCAGGGCGTTCATATCTGCCGCCTCCCTATGCTCGTAGAGGTACGCTATGGCATGGTAGGCAGCCGCCTTGACGACCGGGTTTTCCTCTTTGACTTCTTACGCCACGTCATCCGCGTCGAAGAAATCTTCCTCTGCCCTTGCCACATCTTTTACCAGCTGCTTGGCGGTAGCTATGATCGGGATGATCACAGCCTCGTCTTCATCACTGGAGTCGACGCGCAGGAACATCTTTGCGTCAGATAATGTCAATTTCATCACGTACCTCTTTTGTCACTGTATCATTCCGGCTCAACGATCCGCAGCTTGTATGTGGTCTCCTTGTGTCCGGATGCCCACAGGGTAAAGCTGTCAACAGACTTCTCCCTGTTGTTGCCCCGCCAGGACGAGGTCTGCTGCCACCCATCTGACGAAATAGCCGGATGACAGGCCCATTGTGGATGCCTCAGAGACATCGTCCGCTGTCAGTGCCTTGCCGTTGTATTCCAGGTCCGTGATAGGTGTGATCCCTGCGCTGATGCCGATGCCAAGCCATTTGTGCTTGCCCCATCCGTTGCCAGCCTCGAAGTCCTTAAGTTCGGATACCTTCTCAGAAAGAGTAATGGTGATGACTCCGTCAGATTCCGCTACGTTGCTGATCTTGCCAGTGTTGTACGTCCTGTTCGCATGTCCTGTCTCAGGGTCTACAACACTGTTCGCCACAGTGATCGTAAGGTCATCAGCAACCATGAGGCCTGCATCCTTCAGTTCAGTGATCAGTGTGTTCAGAGACCCACGGACCTTTGCCACCGTGTCGCTGTCGACCGCAGCTGTTGACATGTTCTCCATCAGGCCATTGTCGTAGACGATCTTGCCGCCGATGTGAGTGACGTCCCCGCCCTGCTCGGTGTAGTTCTTTGCGTTATACATTTTTCACCTCCATAAAGGGCATCCGTCCCGCTATCTGCAGGACGGATGCAGACAACTGTGATCAGGCCTTGACCTTCAGCAACTGGATGCCCTCATGCAGGATGGTCTTGCCGTCGCATCTCTTGGTCGCGATGAAACCGACCTGGCCATTCGCAGAATACAGCTCGTTGAGCCTCTGGATGGTGATGCCGGACCTGTCGGAGATCCAGTAAGAATGGAAGTCACCGAATGCGACAGGCAGGGCATTTGCTGCGATCTCAGGCGCATATGCGCTTGTCAGGAGGTCGTAGCCCAGAAGTTTGTCAGGCTGGCCGGCCTGCAGGGAAGGCTGCCACATGTAAACACCGTTGCCGTCTTTCAGCTTTCTGATCTCGGCGACAGAAGAATCCTTCATCAGGAACTTTGCGTTCTTTCTGTAAGGTGCTTTCAGCGCATAGATCAGGGAGATCAGGTCGTCACCCTTGACGGCACCGGAAGTGCCGGTGATGACATTTATCTCACCGCCGACAGGCGCATTATTGTCATATGCGTTGAAGATGCCGGTAGGCTGTCCAGTGCCGGTACCTACGCAGAACGCCTCCTCTTCGAGGATGCCGAACGCGCGACCGAACTCATTTGCCAGATATGCCTCCACGCTGAACATGGAATCCTGGAGCAGTTCGATACTGACTTTTGCCAGCGCGGTCTCCTTGTAGGCATCGATGGCCTTCTGCGCGAATGTGGGGTTGGACTCGGTGTAAGCACCGTTCTCAGCCGTCCACTGTGCAGCGACATGGGAAGCAGCCACAGGAATTTTCCTCTCGGCTGCGGTCTTGATGACGTTGGCGACCGACCGGACGACGTTGTTCTCATCCAGGGCAGTAACGATCTGGTGCTCGAATTCAGTGGGTACCAGGTAGCCGCCGTTAGCGTCCACGCCTTCGGACATGACGTTGTGGACCAGCGCCCTGCCTCTGAGGTAGCAGTTGTAGTCTTCGGCGTAATTGTCGGAAGCAATTCCGGTCCGGGCCTCAGGCTGCCTTGTGCCGGCGCCGGGTGCGCCGATCAGGGGACTGCCGTTCCATGCGCTCATCTGCGCATCGATCTGGCCCTGGCGCTCCATGCGCTCGATCTGGGCCGTGTAATCCTGGATGTCAGCCTCCATCTTGTCATAAGTCGCGGCATCCTCCGCGGACATGAGGCCGTTCTCATCCTGATGTGTGTTCAGGAAATCTTTGGCGTTCTCCCAGAGGTTCGCCCTTTTGGCGAACAGTTCTTTGATAGTCATATATACCTCCTATGGGGTTTTCGTCAGTGTTTGAGCAGTTCCAGCCGCTTCATCAGCTGGTCTGCAGGTACAGTGTTCTTCGGCGCCTCCGGCTTCGGATGGGCCTGGATGAATTTATTGATGAATGCGCTGTTGACCACCTTCATCGAGAAGGCCGAAGCGGCTGCTCCGTCCTCTTCCAATTGCGCCGGCGCAAATAAGATCTCGTCGCAGAATTTGAGCTCCAGGGCTTTTTTGGCATTCATCCATGTGGTGTTGTCCATCATCCTGGAGATCTTGTCCCTGGCCATCAGGGTCTTTGTCTCATAGGCGTTAATGATGGATTCTTTTACTTCCTGAAGCATTGCGATAGCTTCTTTGAAGTCTGCTGCGTCCCCCATAGCGATCGTGCTGGGGTTGTGGATCATCATCATGGCCACCGGGCTCATGCAGACCTTTGTGCCTGCCATGGCGA